ATCAGACAGAAGCAGGGCTAATTCATCTTCCGTCAGATTCTTGTAGGACTCTTTGTTAACGTCCTCTTTGGCATCCCAATAAGCCTTGACTACGCCGACCTTCATCATCAGCGCGTCCTTGAACCAATTATGCAGGAGGATTAGACCCTCATTCTCGCGGTAAAAGACCCAGTTACAGTAATCTGTAGCCTGTCTAGCAGACGCTTCATCTTCTGGAGTCTGTGGCTCAAAAGAGACAATATCCTCGGTAGTCGTAAAGACTCGGATAAGTTGCGGTAACGCACCATCGATAGCCTCAGCTACCTCGCCAGTGACGATCTGGCTGCGTCCTTCAATCTCGTTACCATAGGGATAACGAAGGTAATACTCTAGGGCTTTAGCCCGTTGGTCTGTAGTCTCGGTGTCAATGTAACCGATTGAGTTATCGATTTCATTTTCGATAATGCTCTTGATCTGACCGTCATCCATCTTCATAGCAAATCCTTAACGGGTTTTGCTGATTATACAATCCATTTAGTAGAAATTGGCAATGTTGTCTGCCATGAACTATCTGATTCGTCAAGACCTATAGCCAGATACCGGAAAGCGTCACTCATGTGGCTAGACCAGTCATGTAGCGGCTTCTCATAGAATATCTGACGCTTCTCGTCATGCTCCCGGCGGTAGTTTCTCAGCGCATCTAGCCCCGGCTTAGTCCTCGGGTGGAACCAGCACCTCGGCAATAGCCTTCTAACAGCCTGTATCCCGTCAGCCACCGACAATCTAGGCGCAACCGTTATCGATAGCCCTGCTTCCTCTAAGACTTCCTTACGGCTCTTGCCTGTGCCTAGCTCTCTCACCTGTACGTCATGAGGCAGGATTTGGGTAAACCCTGCATAGTCATTCTCTTTAAGCCAGCGGACATACCAATCTAGCCCCTGTCCATGATTTTCGATGCAATCAAGCAATCTAACCTCTTTCCCAGCCAGTTGTGCAACCCAGAGAGACATAGAGTCGCTGATGCCAAGATCCCATGCAACAAAGCCACGACACAGATCGTCACGAGGAAAGTCAGTAATATGATTATCCCTCTCAAGGTCGTTAATAAGTTTGCCATAGTAAGACCCTTCGACTGCTGCGTTAAAGGAACATTCGAACTCTTGGTTGTACCGATCCTCGCCCATCTCTCGATAGGCTGCCTTTAGCTCTGACTCCGGCAAGACTCCTGTTTCGCTAGCCTTGAACTGTAGGAATCTCCAGCCTTCCTCGGTCTTAGCCCTATCCGCTAACTCAGCGAAATGGTTATTACCTTTAGGAGTGCCAATGAAACAAGCCCACCCAATACGGTCGGCAAGAGCAGGTCGGATGATTTCGTTCCAAATGCGTGGGTTCTGATCGCCAACTTCGTCGATAACCACGCCATCAAAATACTGCCCCCTAAGACTGTCAGGATTATCAGACCCGTATAAACTAACCCGACGCCCATAAAAATCAGCACGTAACTCAGAGACATTGTAGGTAGCTCCTAGTGATCTGGTGTACTTCTGTAGGTAATCCCACGCTACTCGCTTGGCTTGTCCGTAGGTAGGCGCAATGTAGGCAAATCGTGGGTCTGGCTTGTCACACTCAATAGCGGACTTGATAAGGTGGTTGATAGCCGAAACAGTCTTTCCCATGCGACGATGGGCAACCACCACAGTAAAACGATGCTGCTCAATCGCATCATGTATCTCTAACTGCTGATCTCTAGGATCGTAAGGAATGACAATCTCTGTCACTTAACGTATCCGCAGTTCAGGCATTTGCCGTTGACTAAGAAAGCACTGCACATCGGGCAGTTTGTCTGCTTATAGCTCATTTCTTCCCTCCCCATCTGATAACCATCTCCTGAGCTTCCCCGTCCTTACCTGTCACCTCAGTCCTTGCCAGCTTAGGTATGTGGTACTCACTCAACTTCTGCATTAGGTCTAGTGCCTTAGCCGGATCAGGCTTTAACCCTAGCACCTCATCGCCTTCAGCTACCCTCTGTAGCCATCTGTCCATGTAAGGCACGTTCTTCTCTAGCAAAGTGGCTATAGCGTTACGCACTACTGTAGTGGACTTATTTAGGCTTCCTGCTGGTCTGCCCTTCCCTGCGTTAGTTAAGCCGGGATATTTATTTTCTTCATCTTTAGTGATTTCTGTTTCCATTTTTGCATTATCCTCTGGATGTCATGCTTACTTCTTTGATTTCTTTTCTGGCATTTCTACTTGTGTAGCACCAACCAAACCGCCGCCATACAAAATTCTTGGGTCTTTAGGGTCATATGAACCACGATTAAAAATAGACTTAATTTGTTCTGGGGCAAAGACACCTAGATTTTTTACGCCTTCTTCTTTTACATATACCCCATCAAATCCTAATTTTTTAATAGCGTCCATGATTGTTCTATCTTCAATCCTAGACCATAGACCCTGCTTTACCTCTTTAATTGCATTTGGCGTGAGACCAGCTTTTACAGCGACAGCGTTAACGTGCTTTTTGTTTTCAAAATCAAAAGGGTTTACAGCCTTAACGTAAGCCGGTATTACATTTGGAGACTCCCCAACTGCAACAGAATACTCGCTACCAGCATATTTATTAGCAAAATCTGGAGATGGGCTTAAAAAATGAACACCTCTTTTATTTTCTTGAAATGCGTCAAAATCTTTTCCAGTGCCATGATACATAGGTAATGGCTCATTTCCTTCTGTTAAAACCTTGCTGTTTTGAAACCAATTACTAAAATTTGTGTCTTTTGATCGCAGCAAACCAGAAGATTGACCTGAAATTGGCTTTAGACTCCCTTGAAACTGTGTCAAATCAAATATCTTCTGATAGTACGGAGTTTGCGTTATGTCACCACCAGCCTGTTTGACAGCCCTATATTGCTGTTCTTCTTCTTTGGTCGGGAAGTATCTAGCCGTAGCCTGAGCAGCCCATTCCTGCGGATTGTCAGCCAAAAGCCCTAGCCCAGCTTTGACCTCTTGCTTTTTGCGATCTACCGCACCTAAAACATTTGAAAGTAATCCGTCAGCCATAGATAGCCTCGTACATATCCGGGCGGTTCTTCATTATCCACGCCCTCGGTTCCTCATGGCATTTCTTGAAATCAACGCCTATCGTCTGGCTCCCTGCATGATGCACATAAGCCCTGCTGACGAAATGCTGATAACCCGCCACGTTTAAGTCATGACATATTATATTATCTGAATACCAATTAGTTGACGGGAACTTAGCTACTTCCCATGCTTCCCGGCTAATACTCGCCCAGATCGGCGCAATTACCGGAGTTACCTTAATCTGCTGCTCACTCGCCCATCTAACCCCGTCTCTTGAATCCTTTTCTGACGGGAATCTTATATTCTGATCCGGCAATACATAGTCGCTTCTAGCCCCTAAAAACCCGACTTTGAAGCCTCTTTCCTTCAAAACCGCCATATCTTCCCGCATTAACGATAGCGTATCTGGATTAAGAACCACATCATCGTTAGCTAAAATCAATGACTCAAACTTTCCATGAGAAAAGGCGTAGTCAACGGCTGCGTTATAAGCATCTCCGAAATTGGTAGCAGGATTGGGTCGGTAGATAAGGTTTTCTGTGATCTCTCTTGCTCTAGCCCAGAGTCCCAAATTATTAGAACAAAGGTATACGGGCAACTTGTTACCATAAACGCGAATAGACTCCAGCAGCACCGTTACGCCGGGATTGTTCACCGTACAGATTACGATTGCTTGCATATGCCCCAGAAATACAAATCTGCCGGACTGGTGTTAGTAGAAAACTCATAAGTTGCAAACTTTGATAGATCGCAACTATCCCTAAAGTCCTGCTCCGTTAGGTTCCGGTAGTAATCCCCGCAAAATGGCGCATCATCCGGGCTTGTACGCCTCGTTCCATGTTCAGCCCTACCCGTAGTAGCACAGCTAAAGAAAACCAGCCCTGAAGCCATCCTGACCATATTATTGAAGGTCTTTACCCACTCAGGGTTATGCTCAAAGCACTCGCAGCTAGCAACAACGTCAAAACTATCGTTAGGGTAGTCCAAGTCCTCACCCCTAGCCACCACATCAACTCCTCGGCCTTCACCAAGATCAACCCCGGTATAGTCGCAAGCAACAAAGAATTGACGGATGGAACCATTGATGTCCAGACTTCCTACTTCTAAGACCTTGGACTCAAAAAAATACTGGGGGAATTGTTTTTTGACGCTAGCAACAAAGTCTAGCTGGCTCTGGTGGCTCATTTCTTCTTGTTTCTTGCGGATATTGCGGCTGCTTTAGCCTTGGCGTCAGCCTTAGAACTAGCTCCCCATGCCTTCAGACTCAGAAGTAGTCTAGTAGGCTCACCGTTAGGCTTACGCTCTGCCCCCGGCATATTACCCATCCGAGCTAGGAATGAAGCACGACGAGGGTTATCGCCAGATTTAACAGGAGGCTTAAGATCAGAGCCGGGATTTGCAGCTTCGTAGGACTTTCTGCCCTTTTCATTCAAGCCACCTTTCGGGTTCTTCCCGGCCTTCTTAGTCCATGCTGCGGCCATTTTTACCCCGCTTCTGCTTACCCATAGGAATCTTGATCTCGATTTCTATTTCATTAACACCATTTTTCTTTTTTTCTTTTTCTTCGTCTAGATACTCTTTTAGCAACTCTTTGTCAGATTTCTTTTGACCGTTCTTCATTTTTTCCTCGGCTTGGCTGTTTTAGCGGCTGCTTTGAAGGCTGCTGCTGTTGGTGCGCCTTTGGCTCCCGGCTTCCTCATACGCTCTTTGGAACCTTCTTCGATGCGCTTACGTTTGGCGTGAATTGCATCGTACAAACCCAGATCACCCTTTTTCTTCATTTGTACCCTCCAACCGCTAAATTAAGATTTTCATCGCCTAAAAACTCAGCCACATCTCGGCATAATTCATAAAAATCATCATAGCCAAAATCTGACTTCATCCTGTTTATTGCTTGGCATACAAGAATTGTATTATCTTTTGTATAACCTACTGAACTATCAATTCGTTCAATAGAGACAGTTTCTAGTTGTCCTGCATTTAACGTCATTTCCCTGCCGCTGTATGCACAAACCCCATCCTGATCTTGCCAGCAAGCAACAATATCTTTTATTTCTAATGAAAATTCTTGATTTCTTTTTATTGCTGCCTTTTTTGCATTTCTTAAAAAGATTTTAGCCCGACCCTCAATTGTAGAATTTTGTTTAGCCCTAGATTTATTGTTGCCTTCTGTGCAACACGTTTTGCACCAACTATGAAAACCATCTGAAGTTTGATGATGCTTGAAGAAAAAATCATAAGACTTTTCCTCCTTGCATCTAAAACAAACTTTCATTTCTTAGCCTTTTTTGCTTTACCACCTTCGGATAGCATAATTGCAACTGCTTGTTTCTTGTTGGTAACAACCTTCCCATCCTTGCCACTATGTAGTGTCCCGGCCTTGAATTCGTTGTACACCTTGCTCATCTTCTTTTCAGATTTCGTCTTTTTCATTTAGCAACTCCATAACTAAGTCTTGCAGTTCAGATTCAGTCACGGAATATCGTCGCTCAAATGCCTTACGACCCAAACCGTGATACCCAGTGTTACCCCTATGATGCTCAGGACAAAGGGGGATAGCGTTAGAATGAGAATTCCTGACCCCCAATCCTAACCCTACCCCCCTTATATGATGTATCTCAGCAGGAGTACCTGCGTATCCAAGTTTGTAACATAATATGCAACCTATGTCAGCAATCTCGGATAAAAATTCACGCTCCTTTTTCCGCAAGTGCAAACCTCTTAGACGGATAATTTACAAACGACTCACCCTCGTTACATTCCTCGCAGCAGGTAACGATCTCATCAGATAAGTCCCTAGCCCTCGGAACCTCATCCCAATCTACTATCCAGCCGCAATACTCACATTGTGCCAAATTGCTATCATCTGGTACGTTATCTTGTAGGTCAGTCATGTGTTCTTCTCCTTTAGCTTGGCTTCGATGGCGACTGCAAACTCAAGAACAGGAAGGTGTCGTTTGTCTTTAGTTTCTTCCATAACTTTTAGCCAAATCTCTTGGCTTTCGCCATCAGCCTCTAAGCCTTTCCATTCTTTCTTTTCCTCCGCTGTGTAATGTCCACGCTTCACAGCTTCAGCAATAAATTCATCGTCTGTCCATTCACGCTTTGGAGGATAAGTATAGAGTCGCGTGTTTTGTTTTAATTTCTTACCCGCTTCAGTCCAGACAATATCGTTATTCTCACTGTCATAAACTACCCACGCGACTGGCTCCTCTGGGTCTACTAGCCTATCAATAGCGCCGAGAATAGAGTTGCTAAGCGCCCTACGAATCAAAGAAAGCGTGTCGTTAATCATCTCATCGTAAACGCCGGGGTCAGTTTTCTTAATGACTTCCAAAGTCATCTTGGCATCCTCTAACGCTTCGGTGTCTGCCATGACTGCCGAATATATTTGGTCAATGTCTGACCTTAATTCTGGTTTGTTCTCATCCATGGTTTTCCCCATTATTTGCCCCCTTGCCCATATTGCGCCACTGAAAAACGATTCATCAAATACATGATTTTTAGCTTCGTTGCGTATCTCATCATCCGTAAGCCCAAGCCATTTGAGTTCAGGCTGCGTTAGTCTGGCGCGGAGGGTTTCGACTGTTTGCTTGCAGTGAACTATGTATGGCTGGTCGTCGCTTAATGCTGCTTGCAACGCATCCAGCACTTGCTGCGCTTCCTCGCGTGTTAGTGTGATTGTCATGGCGCACCCCTTTCCCTAATCCGCAACGCTGCCACCTTGTAATAGTTCGACAGCTTGTCTTCCGCTGCCATCTGGTCGAGTAACTTGGCGCAGGCTTCACGCTCTGCTGCTGCGACTAGATTGGCGAAGCGTTCAAAATCGCCAGTAACAACAAAGTGCATTTGACAATCTGGTTCGCAGTCACACTTTTGGAAACCATTTTGCTTCGCCATACTGATAATGTCATCTCTGGTCATTGTGTCACCCTATCCATAACGCGATTAGAAGCCTCCTGCGATCTCCAACAGTCGATCCTAGCCTGTGCCGCTATCAGCTTCCAACGTAGCTCCTCAGCCCGTTCTACAGCCGCCTGAAGCCCTTTTAGTAGCTCCTGATACTCTGGATGGGCATAAGCCTGATTCTCCCTATCCGCTACCGTGTTTCCAATGGCCTGAGCAAACAGAATAGCTTTTTTGCTTTTACGAAACTCCTCTAGGTAGGTAACTTCAGCCTTAGCCTGAGCGTATTCCTTGCTGTGCTTGAAGATGAAATCAATGCTCTTGTGAGGATCGTAGTCACTCATGCTCTACCTCAGCGATAGCAAGCAATAAAGCCTGAATAAGCTTATCCGCACCGTCTGGCGTTATGCAGAGATTCGCACTACCGTTTCTGACTATGATGTTGACCCAGACATCCTCGCCTATGGTGTCAACGTAAATGCCTTGATGCGGTTCTACACCTTCAATTTTGATTGATTCCATGTTGTTCCCCTAGTTATGTTGCGTTATAGAACTATTATCGTTTGTACTACGCTGTTTTTAGCAGTCCCAGCCCTAAGCTCTGCTATTGAATCGAATCCTCGTACTCCACATCCTGCCTCGTCTGCAAAATCCCAACCTTTTGCTAACGTAACAATGATGCTGTTATCTAAATCTCGCTCATCGTCAATATGAGCAATCCACCGCCGTTTATCTAATAATTGGCTAATTGTTTTGTTCATGTTGTTCCCCTAGAACGCCGGGGTTTCCCCCGGATTGTTAATTAAACAATACGCAACTTGCCTGACATACCGCGAGACTTTAAGGCTGAGATAATTTGCTCAATAACATCCTGTCGCGTATCGCCAAGAAACTCGACTAACTCACCCTGTAACTCGGCAATGTTGGTACGGATTGGCAATGCCTCGCACTCACCAATAAAGAAAGTTTTGCCGTAGCCGTTGGTCTCTTGAAAAATGCTAGCTTTTACGATTCCCATTTTGTTCCCCTTAGAAATCCCGCTGTGTGCTGCGGTATGGACGTATCTTCCCAAAACTGTTTCGGAGCGTCAACACATTTATTTCTATCGGTAAATGTATTGCTATAGCTTAATACTATTTACACTAGGCAATAGGAGAGGCCAAGAAGGTGATACCACACACTTCTCTAGCCATCCGTTAGGACTGCTACTCCCAGAAGGTCTACATTCAATTTCCAGAGCGACCGTATCGTGGCCTATCCGACATCACCTATTTGCTCTGTTCCTGAGATACCTGTAGAAAGCTCTCGCGCTGGCCTCATAAGCGCACTCGGTTTCCTTGGTAGCAACCCCGAACATGGGTTCATTTCTAACGCGACCAGTACGGTCTATTAAGCATAGTAGGTCGGGAATCTAGGACTTTCACCTAGTAGACCCCTAACAAGACTGCTGTATAGGTAATCGGATACCGTCGTAGAGCCGCATCCCAAATCAAGCAATCAAGCCACAGAAGGGGCGATGCACTCAAACGTGCAACCGTGCCGGATAACTCACGCCCATCCCCGAACTACTACGCCTAAACGCAAAAAAGCCCCTAAAGTCTTGGCTTTCCACGTGTAACGGCACGTTCCCCATTGAAGGGAGGAAAACCAAAGCTTTAAGGGCTTTAGCTCATCTATGCCGTTACATAGACAAGACCATAGTACCTATTTGGACAGTATCAGTCAACCCTACAAACCTCTTTCACCGCTTTTACGGCCTCAATGACGTTAGTAACCACAGCTACCTGCCCTTTCCATGAGTGATGCCACAAGACCTGATCCGGGGTCAGCTTGGCCTTATCGTCCTTCTTTATCTCTAGCAGGACGTTCTTGCCCTTGTAGCCCACCAGAATATCCGGGCATCCCTTACCTACCCCGTGAAGATGCTCGACTTCCATCCCCAAGCGTCTTAGCTCTTTTACAATTTGCACTTGATTAGAATCCACCCGTTTATAGACCATTTGCTTTCCTTTGTTCAAATAGCTTGTTTGTCGTAAGCAATGCGTTTTGGTCAAAATCAAAATTTATATATTTATTAAGTTCTTCTTGTAATCTTGGGCTGAACTCAGTTAGATGGCAATTAAGATGCTGACAAAAAGCCATTGAAACTCGTAACGTCAGAGCAACTTTCCCATGTAAACATTGAGCAATATATGACTGACATCCAACCTTAAATTGCTTTCCAAATTCTGTTTGACTTAGTTTCTTGTTAGCGTTCCATAGTTTCAGCAATGCACGACTTTCTTCTATGTTTTCCTGTGTCACGATGCTTTTTCTCAACGCCAATCCCCTTTTTCACCTCGGTTTCCGCGTTCCCATTGGGTTCGGCAATCCTTCTCCAATCTATCCGCAGCTTGATCGCCTCGCTTCTGCCTGACCATAGCCAGATAGTCCATTGCCTTACCCCTGTCTTCTGTACGCCAAGCCAGAACTTGCCTGACTTCACATCGGAACCTATGCTCTAAAACTTCCTCGGTTATCAAAGTCAATTCTCGCTCCTATCCTTTCCACAAACTGCTGACTTAGACTGTCGTACCAAAGTCCGTACCACTCCTGACCGTCACCATTCCTCTGTTTCTCGCACATTAGGAACGTGTCTGGCTGAGTCTCGTCTATCACTTCACCCCGATTCTTCTGGTTTTCTTTTTTCTTGTTTCTCCACACCAAAAAGACGTTATCCACCTGATCCGAGATACTCCCTGACCCTTTCAGGTCGTTCTTGTTCGGCTGTGTCTCGTCCGACTGTTGCTTCCTGATATGGTGGACTAGGTGGATGTGTACGTTGTGATCCCTAGCCAATGCCGTTAGCTCGTCGATAAAAGATTTCTGCCCGTTAAAGTCATCTTCGTTCTTGACGCACTTCATCAGGCTGTCGATAAAGATATGCTTTACCCCTAGTTCTATGGCGCAATACCTCGACATAGCAATCACCTTCTCCGGTGACGTAGTTCCTTGCTGGTCGTAAAGGTACATCCGGTCGGATAGAAACTTGTCCATCCGGTCAACCATCTTCGTGATAAATCCTGCCCTATCGTTGGTCAACGGATCATCCAACGATTCCCCGGAGAACTGTCTGAGCATCCTCTGTAGCGTCCTCTCAGGCTTCATCTCAAACGACGCTATGCAGACTGACTGACCCTGCTTGACTAGGTGCATGGCGATTTGACCCGTAATTAAAGACTTACCACCACCGTTAGAACCAGCGTAAACAGTTACTTCACCCTCACGATAGGCAAAAGAATCATGGGTTCTGACCCAAGGCATGACGATCTTTTTCTCTACCGTTTCCGATAGATAAGATTCCTTGACCGAATCCAGCCAGTCCCTAGCCTTCTTAACCCGGATCGTTACGTCGTTGGAATGTAGATACTTCTCTACATCGATACTCTCTGACTTTAGGATTCGAGCCTTCCTAGCCTCGTCTAGTTCTATTGCCCTTGATTCAAGACTCATGTGTTCTTCTCCTTTAGCTTGGCTTCGATGGCGCGAGCAAAGAAATACTCAAACCTACCTGTATTTTTTGAATCCTCCGCCGATGACCATTTAATGTGTAGCACTTCCTGATCCGTCAGCCCCTGCCATTCTCGCTTTGTCACGCAAGTGCAAGTAGACGCAGTCCCAAGTTCCCATCGTTCCCCGCACTTATCGCATTGTCCGTAAAACATATTTGTTTCCCCTAGTTAATGTAACTAACAGCTTCGTTAATTCTGGATAGAGCCGTTTTAAGCCGTTTTCTATCCTCGGTTGATACTTCCCTACCCTGACTCAAATCAAACGCCGCTACGGACGTTATAAGTGCCTCAAATTGGATTATTTTCAGCAGGTCTGATGCGTAAAACGGTCTGCGTACTGGTTTGTTGATATGGTTTGCCTTTAATCGGTCTAAATTGTTGTCGTTAGGAAATAGGTCTGTCAAGTCCATTCCTACCGCTTCAACGACTTGTTGCGCTGAACATCCAGCAAAGCACTTGAGCAGGATTCGACCGTCATCAGTTTCCGTTATGGCAAGGCTTGGTGATCTGTCAACGTGAGCAGGACAACAAGCAGTCCAACGACCTTTTGAGCCTTTAACCTTTTCCAGCTTGTTTAGGAAATTTCCAATCATTTGATCCTCCTGTCGTTCATCCACCATTCTTTAGGGCTTGATGTTGAATTTACGATCTCATCTTCCCAACGCCTAGCATTTAGCCAAGTCGCTGGATGAGGGATGTATTGCTGGTCTTTTGATGCCAAATCCTGTTCGTTAATAGCAGCCAACATTTTCTTTAGGACAATGTCGTCTACATCTAACTTTGACCAAGCCTTTAACGCATTAGGTTTTGCTACCTTACGTGGGTATTGCTTCCAGAAAACATCAAATCGATCATTAGATAATTGGTTTATGGTTTCTGGTTTATGGTTAGTGGTTAGGCTTTTTTTGGCTTTTGTTTGGCTTTCCACTGGGTTAGCGGTGGGTTTTCGTTGGCTTTTCTTCGGCCTACCACCTAGCTTTCCGTTAGTTGCTTGACGAGCTATATATGCCTGATATTCCTGTATTTCAGCATCAGCACGAGCATTTCTATAGCCATCTTCACCTAACGTAAAGAAGTCTTTGAGTACATTTTCAACCGTATGGTTATCCAACCGTAAGCGGCGGGAAACCCATGGGATATCGTTGGGTATTGGAGATTCTGTGTCGTAATACAGATCAAGTAATCTGCGATACGCTAAATCTTCGTCATTGGTAAGAAAAGATGTGGCAGACAAATAGTCGCCAATATGGAACTTATAGAAGTGCATATCTTTGCCTTTCTCGTGAGGCAGTTAGCCTCGGCAATCTCACAAATTAGGTGGGTCAGGCAGGACGGTGAGAAGTCGTCTTTTCGGGTTGCATTCCCTAGCCATTCCCGGTGAACTATATCTTAATGTTTCTTAACTGGCAAATCCGGCAAACATTATGTTCACCGAATTGCCCTGATGATCGGGACTTCTTACATCCATAGCAATACCGCAATCCAAAGCTGTAACTCTTAGAAGGTGCTGGGTTTGACTTTAGAGGTGAGAACAATAAATCTTCGTCTTTCAATCGGTTGTCCACGTGGCGTAGTCTTTCTTGGTTCTGGATACTTATCTAGCTTAGGTTGAGTTTCTTTCAGTTTTTGTAATGTTTTCTCGTATTTCATTGTCTCATAATGTTGACGGTTGGTAATAGAATGTTCCTATAGGATTTGGTTTACTTATAGAAATATATTTGCACTTACCTGTTAATCTGTGGCACTATTTCGAGGCGGTAACTTACTAGGGGATAATTATGAATAGTCAAGAATTCGAGCAGTTCTTACTTTACGAGCTACTGGATGGGCATCCTGAAGATGTACTGTGCCACATGACAGCCGCTGATATTGGTGAAGAATTCTCACAGATGTTATGGATTTGGTCTCAGCATCACCAAAATCCTACTCAATTGAGAGACAACCTGCAACGGTTCATTATCGGCATGATTAACCGTACCGTTAAGGGAAAGAATTTACCTGAGCCAGAAGAAACTGATGAAGATCGTTACTTTGACCGTGAGGATCAAATCTATCAGGAACGTAAAGACCGTGAATATAAAGGGAGCGACGTATGAACAAACTATTCAGAGCAGACGATAAGCTAGCTGACTTCATTAACCGCCATTCTGGTAAAGTCATCTTTCTACTGTTTCTCCTAGCGTTACTTATGGACAGCCTATGACATCAATCCTAGACCCTTCATTTAAATATGTCCCGTCTGGCAAAACAAACATTCGTAAGACTTTTGACCGTATTCGCAAAGAGCAAAAGGAGGCTGCAAAGATACAAGCTACTAAGGAAGCACAATCTAACAATATCATCTTCAATAAAAAATTCGCTAAAGGATAAATAATGGATACCAAGGTCTATGAGAAGCTACAGCAAGCTAGAGTCAAACTCCAGAATGTAGAACTCAAGAAGTCAGGACACAATAAGTTCGCAGG